TTAGATTTTTAAACATTTGTCCTAAAGAAAAATCAAAACAAACCAAAAAAATGGAATGGACTTGTGGAGCAAAAAGTGTTTTAAAATTATTACCAAGAAATTTAAAAGAATTGTATGAAAAAGATATTGATATTGATATTACAGATATTAATACTTTTTTATTGAATTACCTTCTTTGGAATAAATCAAAACAATGTTGTACTACTTTTGGCGAAGAATGGCTTAAAAATATTCATCCAATTACAAAGAGAGTACACACCAGTTATACACAAATTCTTAATACAGGTAGAATAAGTTCAAGAAATCCCAATCTTCAAAATTTACCAGCAGATGAGTCTTATAGACAATGTTTTATACAATCTATTGGAAATAAATTTCTTAATTGTGATTTTAGTTCTCAAGAATCAAGGGTATTAGCTGAGGTATCTGGAGATAAAAAAATGCTTGACTTTTTTAATAATGGACATCCTATTCATAAAACTGATTTTCATAGTTTTACAGGTACAAATATGTTTTCTCTCTTGAGAAATGATCCTGATTTAATTATAAATAAAAAAGATTTTCCTGAAGAAAGACAAATTGCTAAAACAATTTCATTTAAAGTAGCTTATGGCGGAAGTGCTTATACATTAAAAGATGATTTTGGAACTTCAGAGGAAGAAGCTCAATTATTTATTGATAATTTTCTTAATGCATTTCCAGACTTAAAATCTTATTTTAAAAATTGTGAAGAAAATGTATTAAAGACAGGATATATAATTATAGATAAAACTACTAATAGAAGATGGTTTAGTCCTGATTTTGATAAATTAGAAAAAATAAATAAAGAAATTTGGTCTCATTTTCCAGATAATTATAGAAAATTGTCTAAAGAACAGAGAGAAAAAGTAAAAAAAGAAGTTTATTCAAAAAGCCCACATGTTAAAGATATGTGGAGTTTATATTTTACTATCCAATCTTCATTAAAAAGAACTTCTTTAAATTATCCTATTCAAGGTTTAGCAGGTTCACAAACAAAGAAATCTGCTGTCTTATTTAGAAAATATTGTATAGAGAATAACTTACAAAATAGACTATTTTTAGTAAATCTTATTCATGACGAGTGTTCTGCTGAAGTAAACGAAGATTTTGCAGAAGAAGGTTTACAAATTTTAAAATCAAAAATGATAGAGGGCGCTTCATTCTTTTGTGAAAAAGTAAAAATGGATGCAGAAGGTAATATAAACACAAATTGGTCAAAATAAATTAATATGAAAAACAAAATAAAATACTTTTTTAAAAGATTTATATTTCTAAAAGCATTAAATTCTCCATTTAAACCCTTTAAATTAAAATGGTATATTGGAAAAGTTGCTATAGGAACTCCTTATTTCTATCCAAGAAAATGGATTAAAATCAAGGAAACTGGAAATTATAAAGCAATACCTAAAAAGATAGGATTTGATTTCGTTTCATTGGGTTGGAAAACTAAATGGACTGATACTGATTATAGATTTGAATGGTCTCCTTTAATTTCTTTTGTATTCTTTAAATGGCAAATTGCTGTTATTTTCTTAGCTCCTAAACCATCTCATTATTGGGAATCTTGGTTATATTACGAGTTTAATACAGATAAATCCAAATCTCAAAAAGAAAGAATAATACAATGTCAAAAAGAATTCAAACAAAATTGGATTAGTTATAAAGATGGAGTTGAAATTAAAACAAATTATTATCAATTTATATTAAAAGAAAAATATTATGAAAACAATACAATTAATATTTAGAATATTACTTAGTCCATTAATATTTTTTATATCTCTATTGGCTATGATAATATTTCCAGGTACATTATCTTTATTAATGGGTACATTACTTATGATAGCTAAAGCATTAGGAGTAAATATTGATGATGATTGGAATGATCTTATTACTATGACTACTTTAATATTTTGGTGTCCTATTGTAAATACTTATACATGGATAACTAAAGCAAAATTTATAGAATGAAATACGAATTAATTAAAAAAATATTAAATAGTCCAATTACAATATTGGACTATTTAATTTTAGAACACATAGGTAATAATACAGCTAAAGAATTTGTAGAAGACAAAGATCAAACTCCTATAAAAGGTGCTATTTTTGGGCATGTAACTTGGCTAAAACAAGAAGATTACATTTCAGATAACAATAAATTAACACTTAAAGGTAAAGAATTATTAGATCAACTACAAAAAGAAGTAGTAAGTACTGATTTCTATAGTAGTCTGCACAAAAATCTACAAGAAAAAATGATTTCTCTTACAGGAAAAAAACAAAAAATGCTTCAAGGTAAGTATGCATTCCTTTTAAATGAAAAAGATTTAAAGTTAAGATTACAAAAAGTTATTAAAGAATATCAATTAACAGACCTTCAAAAAGTAGAAAAAGTATTACTTTTGTATGTAGAAAAATGTGTAAAAGCAAGATTTGAATATACACCTACTGTAGAATACTATATTTGGAAAGACAAATCTTCAAGACTTGCTACAGATTATGAAAATTACAATGCAGAAGAAGAAATAGAAAAAATTACAGAACAAATAAATCCACAAGAAATTAAACAACTATTTGAATGAATTTAGAAAAGTTTAGGTTAGAAGATAAAAATACTTATTTGTTCAGACCTGAACAATGTATTGAAAATATGTTAATAGATTTAAAAAAAGGTAAAGAAAGAGGATCTACTACATATAATAAAGAATTAGATAAATGTTGGACTTGGAGAAAACAAGAAGCTAATATTTGGACAGGATATGCAAATGAAGGTAAATCTTTATTTCTTAAACAATTATGTTTAATAAAAGCATTAAAAGATAATTGGAGATTTGTTTTTTGTAGTCCAGAAGATTTTCCTCCAGAAGAATTTTATGATGATTTAATACATACTTTAGCAGGTCAAACTACTGATAAATTTTATCAAAATGTAATTTCTGAAGAACTTTATCAACACTGTTATAATTTAATTAAAGATAAATTTCTATTTTTATATATAGAACCTCCACATAATACTATAAAAGGGACATTAGAAGAGTTTAAAAAATTATGTAAATTGGAAAGAATAGATGGATGTATCATAGATCCTTTATTAAAATTCGCAAGACCAAAGGATTTTTCAGAAAGAGATGATATTTATGCTTCTTATGTAGGGGCTATTTGTATAGATTTTGCAAGACAAACCAATACTTCTTTTCATTTAGTAATGCATCAAGTGACTCCTCAAATCAATAATGATACTAATAAATATCCAGAACCTTCTATGTACAGAGTAAAAGGAGGAGGAAGTTATGCAGATGGTTTTGATAATGTATTATCAATTTGGAGACCTAATTATGCTAAAGATAAAATAGATACAGAAGTACAATTTGCTTCTCAAAAAATTAAAAAACAAAAATTAGTAGGTATTCCTCAAAGATTTCAAATGTGTTTTGATAGAAAATCCAATAGATATTGTTTATATGATACAACAATTCCTATTTTTGATTTTGATGAATATTCAATAAAAAGTAAATTAACTCCTTTGAAAGATATTTTAAACTCTTGATGGAAGTTATTTTTTAACTAAATAAAATAAAATTATGAATAAAAATGATATTATAGAAGTTGCAGAAAAAATTTATTATGAAATGAATCCTAATACTAAAAGTGATGTTCCAAGTTTTGCATATGAAACTATTGAAAGTTGGGCAAAAGAATGGTTTAATTCTAATTCTGAATTAACCCTATATGATTGGATTAAAAAAACTAAACCTATAAAGTAAATAACAATTAATTAATTTAACTAAATCAATTAAATTGACTATATTTGCTACATAAAATAAAATAAATTATGTCAGAAGAAAAAAAATTAGAATTACCAAATGATGTAGAGATTGCATCACAAACAAACAGCAGAGATTTAGTTATAATTTCTATACCTAAAATGGGTAAAGGGTCTATATTAGGAAGTTTTACTTCTAAGTATAACGCTTTAGTTTTTGATTTAGAAAAAGGAGGTTATGAATTTATTGATGCAAGAAAAATAAGTATTTATCCTACTCAAGATACTACATTAGGAGAAGCATATGGAAATTATGTAAAGTATAGAAATTTACTATTAGAACAAAAAGGCAAATATGAATATCTAATTATAGATGGATTATCAGATTTAGATTTAATGGCATCTATAGGAGGAACATATTTGTTTATGGACAGCGTAATGGGTAAAACTTTTAATAGAAGTGGAGGAGAAAGATTAAAATATGGAGATAAAAGCTTTGTATTGGTAGAAAACTTTTTAAAAGAAGGAGGAGGATATAAATGGACAAGAGAATGGTTTATGCAACAAATAGAAATATTTAAACAAATAGCACCATATCGTTTATTTGCAGCTCATATTTCTGATAAATTAATAAGAGACTCTCAAAAAGATGAAGTAATGGGTTCAGAAATATCTTTAACAGGAAAGTTAAAAACTATTTTTGCATCAAAAGTAACTTCTTTAGCTAAATTAATAGCAGATGGAGATAAAAGATATCTAAATTTTGAAGTAATGAATGATTCTATTATAGCAGGTTCTAGAAATCCTAAATTAACAGGTAAAATCCTTATATCTGAAAAAGATAAAAATGGTAATATAATAACTCATTGGGATAAAATTTATAATTAAATAAACAAACAATATGAAACTAATAAAATTTGGCATAATAAACAAAGACAAAAATATTACTACTTGGACTCAACCTTTTAATGATACTGTAGAGAATATTATAATTTCTAAAAAAGAAAATGATAAGTGGATAGGAGGAAAATTTGATTTTATAACAATATCAGATACTATTGAAGGAAAATATTCAGAACAAGATTTAAATTCTAAAAACTTTGATTACCTATTAAAAAATTAAATAAACAAACAATATGAAAGTAAACAAATCGACAAACAGCGAAAAAACCTTATATGTAGGTACAGGACTTGTAACTCCTCTAATTTTTAATCCAAGCAGAAGTGAACTTGATAAAGTATTAGGAATTGAAAGAGATGCAGATTATGAAGAAAAACCTGAATTTGAATATGTTAAGGAAGATTATGAAATGAAACAAAAGGATAAGGAAGGTAATGAAATAGATAGTATTTATTGTAAACGTCTGACAGTAACTTGTTGGGTTAAAGAAAATAAAACTGAAGAAATATTTCCAATGAATTTTACTCTTTATGATGTAGATGATGTATCAAGTACAGGTAAAATTAAATTTGTTACTCAACATGGTAAATCTACTTATGTTGATAGTGCAGAAAACTTACCTTCTTGGTTTACACAAACTCCAGGTAAAAAGAAATTTACTTTAAATTATAGACCTGCTAAAAAAGGAGAAGCATCTTTATTAGAATTCTTAGCTGCTTGGACAAATATTTCTCCATTTGATATAGAAAGTTCATTATTTTTAGATAATGAAAAAAAATTTTGGAATGGAGACATGAAAGAATTAAATAACCTAATTGCTGATTTTGAAGATAATTCAGTTATGGTTAACTTTGGAGTTCGTACTAAAGAAGAAGAAACTGAAGAAGGCAGTGTAACAAAAGAATACCAAGCTATTTCTACAAAAGCATTTTGTCAAAGTACCTATATGAAATTCTTTAGAAACTATGCTAATAAAAATTGGGAAGGTTTAATTAAGCATACTGACAGTAATTTTGATGAATTTGATACTAAAGCAAAAGTAGGAGATACTTCTATGTACTCTTTAGCTAACTACATGAATAATATATTTGGTCAATATGGTGTAAAAGAATATACAATTAAAGAAGAAATTAGAGAATATAATTCAGAAGAAAATCCTTTAAATGCTGAAAAATCATTAGTTGAAGAAACTTCAGAAGAATTATTTTAAGTTGACATAATTTTAATAACAGAGTCCTAACATTAATTTGTTAGGACTTTTTTAATTTTGTAAATATGAAAATAAATAAACCAATAGATATTAGAAAATTGATATTTGAAAAGGTTAGTCAGGAACAGATCTTCAGATTATATTATCCTTACAAATTTAAGTTGAATGAAAGATGTCTTTCTTGTTTTCAAAAAGAAAATAATCCTTCAATGATAATTGGTACTAAATCTCAATCTGGAGATGTAGTATTTAAATGCTTTAATAGTTCTCATAAAGGAGATTGTATTAGTTTTGTAATGCAAATGTTTAATCTTGATTACATAGATAGTTTAGAAAAAATAGCAGAAGATTTTGGTTTAAAAGAAAGTTCTAATATTAAATATGAACAAATTATTAAAGAATTACCTAAAACTACTATAATTAAACAAAAGAAAGCTCCTGATATTGTAGTATCTACTAGATCATTTAATTCAGATGAACTTAATTATTGGAATGATTACTATCAAGATATTTCAGATTTAAAAAGAGAGAATATTTATGTACCAAAAAAGATTTGGATCAATAAAAATCCAGTAGATTTAAAAGTATCTGAATTAACTTTTTGTTATTACTATCCTGAAAATGACAAGTGGAAAATCTATAAACCCACAGCTTCAAAAGAAAAGAAATGGTTTACTAATCAGAGTTTCCAACATATTGAAAATTTAGATAAAATACAAGGTTGTAAAGTAGGAATAGCTACAAAATCCAGAAAAGATTCTCTCATTCTAAAGAAGGCATTAGGAATTGATTGTATAGTAGTTACTCAAGCTGAAGATTTTAATTGTTGGACTTCTGAAACAGTAGAGAGATTTAAAAAAGGTTGTAAGATTCCTTATTGTAGTGCAGATAATGACCTTAAAGGAAATGCTTACAGTTGGAGCATGACAAATAATTACCAATTTAAGCATGTCAATGTACCTTACAATATTCCTGATTTAAGAAAACCTGGTTCTTTTTGTAGTGATTGGGCAGACTTAGCTAGAGATTATGGGATTGAACATGTTTATAATCATTTTATTATAAAAAATATTTTTTAACAAAAATTCAATAAAATTCCAAATATTTTTAGTATCTTTACTTGACACATTACTATAACTATTAAAATTTATGGTTCTACTTTAGAGTATTTACTTCAGGTAATGTGTCAACTCTATTGTAGAACTTTTTTATTTTATGAATACTAAAAATTTATGTAAAACAATTCCAAAATCTTCAGGAATATATCAAATTTTAAATAAAACAAATAATAAATTTTATATAGGTTCTGCATCTAATTTGAGAAGAAGATTTTCTAATCACAAATGTCATTTAACTAAAAACTCTCATTCTAATCTTCATTTACAAAATGCTTGGAATAAGTATGGAGGAGATAATTTTGAATTTTTAATACTTGTACTATGTACAAATGAGTATTGTTTAAAATTAGAACGAGTGTAAAGAGTTTATTTTAAAAATTAAAAATTTAAAAACTGAATTATGAACACTTTAGAAATAAAAGTAAAAAACTGTAGAACTTGTCCATTTTCTACAGTTGAAGTAGGAATAGATGTAAGAACTTATGAATGTCTAGCTCCTGCACAAATACATAAAGGATATTACAAAATAGATAGTTACTATAAAAATTATAAATTGCCTAAATTTTGTCCTTTAAAATTACAAAGTTTAAAAATATCATTATGAAAGAAATAAAATTTAGGGCTTGGGATAAAACATACAGTCTAATGAATTACAAAGTGCAAGTTGGGAATACTGACTATGCAGACCAAAATTATACTTGCAATAACATTTGGGTTGATTATGGAGATAGAAAAAGCGTAGGTTGGATGAATGCAGATGATAAATGTATTGACCTTATGCAATTTACAGGAATGAAAGACAAGAACGGTAAAGAAATATATGAAGGTGATATAGTTAAACATAAATTTCGTAGAATTTGGCAAACTGAACAACATATATCCAAAGTTGTTTGGGATCAAAACTACTGTTGTTATTATTTATTTGATGGAATTTCAAACCATCGAATGAGAGATGATATAATTTATGAAGTAATTGGAAATATTTATGAGAATCCAGAATTATCAAATACAAAAATATGAAATGGAAAAATTACATAGAAAATCAGTCCATTCAAGGAAGAATTCCTCAAGAATGGAAAGCTAAAATAATTACTACAGCAGAAACAGCTATAGAAGATTATAAAATAGAATTATTAAAAGAAATAAAAACATTATTGGAAGAATCTAAATTAAAAAGAGACACTATTAATGATGAATGTATCAATCCTTATTATGCAAGATTAGATACATTAGAAGAAATAATTAAATTAATAACAAAATAAAGTGAAAAATTAGACAAATAACACAGATTTTTTAAGAGAAATTCCTATTTCTACTCAACCAGCTACTTATAAACCAGTTCCTCATGCAGTCTTTTTAGA